GTCGCGGCATCAAAGTGTCTCTTGAATGTCAAGTGTTCCAACTCTCGCAGTCTCAAATGGACCGTAGAATCGAAAGCGCTATAATCAGTCTCAGCATACCAATTATACTTCCCCAGCAACAGCGCCTTAAGGCGCTCAAGCCGGAGGGGCAGAGTCAGCCCTTTCACCAGAAATGGCAGCTGACCCAACCTCAACTCCAGCCCCAAGAACGTCGGCCCCAACATTGCCAACATCCAATCCTCCATCGGGCTTATCATCCGCGCCGCTTTGTACATTGGTTCCACCTTCGTGAATGCCCTCACATAATGTACTGGCGCCTCCCCCTGTCTTAACCACCTGATTATCACCTCCCGATTTTCGGGGTGCAACTCCCACCGTAGTACTTCCGCCAGCTGCTTTCGATGCAGCTTCTCCAGTTTCCTTAACGGCCTGCCGAAGTTTGCGCTTTGTGCGTTTACCATTGCCGTCACCAGCTTCCTTCGCTGGCCCGGTTTCCTTTTTGCTAACCACGACTGTGCCAGCAGGTTTTCCTGCCACGGCGTCGCCGCTGTCAGCAGCAAGGGGCTTGTCTTTGGGTTGTGGCGTTCCAGGCAATTGACCCTTCTTTGCTGATCCAACACTTCCAACACTGGATCCTGCAACCGATCCAGCTTTTCCCACACCCGAGCCGCGTACGCTTTCATCTTTAATCTGACGCTGGACCACTCGGCTGTCACCCGTGGCCTTTGCGGCAGAACCCGTTTTTTCAGGCTTATCTCCGCGTTCTGGCCTGCAGGGAGTCCCGTCAGATCTGGTAGTAACGCTGGGCTTGTCACCACTGGATCCATCAGGGCCATCCCCGGCCGTCTGAGAGAAATTGCCCGTAGCGGTCGATGTACTTACGGGTATCGCCCTGTAGCTTACCGCCACACGGTGGCCTCCATGAGTTTGTTTCCGTACGAACGACATGAGGCGTAACATCAGCCGCGTCTTGAACCCGTTAACAATACCGGGTCCCGAATACACGACGTCTGTGTACGCCAAGTGGGATCGCAGCAAAACCGCCACGTTCACGCACGTCTCAATACGCTCTGAGGCTATCTTAGCCTGCATTAGCCTTTGCCGTGCAGCGAAGTGGAAGTCGCTCGTAAATGGAATGTTGGATGCACAAGCCAAAGCAGCATCAAACTCAGCCTGCTTCAGCCTGTTAGCCATAACCCCCGCATCGGTGACAACCTTTGTCTGAGCACCAATAGCTTTTCCCTCACTATCAACAATGAGTGTCTCGCCATTAATGATCGCATCGGGGAAAATATCACGAAGCTGCGCATCCGGGTGCTCGGTGATGTATTCGCAAGCGATCCACAACTGCTCATACCCCTGGTCCTCAACCTTCATAACGCTGCCGTCACTATCCAGCAAGCGAACGTTAGTCTTTACCTTTTGGAACAGGAAAGTATGGCCATCATGGGCCGCGGTAAACTTATCCCTA